GCATTAATCCAACCACCACTTGAGTAGACTTTCATGGTATTTGAAGCTGTATCAAACGCCAAATCTCCTACATCTAAACTTGTAGTTGGTGTACCAGATTGAACTCTGTATCTTTCAGCGAAACTGTTTACTCCTGCTACATTCGTAGCAACTGTATTAATATTAGTAATAGCACCTGCAACTGAAGTTATATTTGAGTTTGCACCTGCTACTGTATTGATATTTGCTGAATTAGAATTTACAGTATTAATATTTGTTTCATTGTTTGCAACCGAAGTCACATCACTAGAAATACCTGCAACTGTTGTGATGTTAGCTGATATTGGTGCTATTGTATTTACATTTGCAATATTAGTTCCAACTGTATTTACATTTGCAATATTAGTTGCGACTGTATCAATCTCTGAAGTTGCTTCATTTAAATCATCTGCAACAGTTTCTACTTCACTAACTGCTTCTGCTAAATCATTTGCTACTGCAATTACTTTTGCAATATCTGTAGCTACTGTATTTACTGAACCAATGTTGGTTGCAACTGTATTGATATTTGTAGCGTTTGAAACTGCTGAATTAATATTAGATGAGTTAGAATTTACTGCATTAATATTTGCAATATTATTATTTACATTAGTTAAAGCTGTTTTGTCTGCTGAAGATAACCAAGTGTTTTCTAAATAATTTTTAGTGACAGCATCTTGTGTGTCTACTGGATTAGCTACATTTATAATTCTTTTGTTTAAAGCATCAAATCTATCTGAAGTATCTAGTCCTAATTTCGATGCAACATTGTCTGTAGTCTCTTGAGCTAAATAAAAATTCTGGTCTGCTGATTGGTCTAAATCAGATGAAGTTAATACACTTCCATCTTGGAAATCTACTAGCCTAGCATCTGAAGGAGTAATTCTTTGAAGAAGAACTACAGCTCCATTAGCTGGCGTAGATGACAATTGAACTGAAGATGCTGTAGGGAATGTAATGCTAGTGTCCTCTACCCCATCTACATAAGCCTTTACATGGCTCGTTAGGATATATGGAAACGAAAATGAGAAGGTGTTTGTACTACCATTGGCAGTATACGACACCCTTGCTAAAAATGACATCGTTTATATATCTAAAGTGTCCTCTTATGATATTACTTGGTCTGGTCTATAAAATCATAGACACCACTCTTCATACCAGTAGGAAATTTATTTGTGGCTTTACCTATTCTCTTAATAATATCTTTATTAATATAGGCTTCGCCAAGTGTTATTTTTGGATTTATTTTTGAAACATACTTTTGAGAGAACTGAATTTTATTAAATTCTAAATCTCTGTAAAATTTTACTCTATCGTAGACAATCGCTTTCTTACCACCAAACTTATTATTTTCATCTAATGTTATTTGGTCTGGAGCATCTATAAATCTTCTACTCTTTATAGTTCTCTCTAAATCTTTTCTTAATCCAGATTTACCTATTAATTCATTATATTCTTCAAAAGCTGTTTTACCTGTCTTTGGATTTACAAATTGAGTTAAATCAATACCTTTGATAACTGGCTGTAATGCTGGAATATTTACTTCATGCTTAATAAAAGCTTTTAATACTTCATCATCTTTTTGTTTCTTAACAGTAAAAGGATTAAATAAATTATTAAATAATCTACCTGGAGCATTAGTGCTATCCACAATACTTTCACCTAATACATTGTAAGTTTTAGGTAAACCTACTCCACCTAATCTTTTTTGAAATGCTTGCATAAACCCTTCAGTTTCTCTTAAGAATGGGTCATTTAATATTTTACCTAATATGTTTGGAACATAAGAACCTGCTTTATTTTCTAACCACCAGAAACCTTTTTTATCTACAGCATTACCATCAAATGAAGTCACAAAATCAACTAAACCTTTAAGATAAGTTTTAGATGCAATATTTTTAAATCCAGATTTATATGTAGCAATAGCCATATTAGATATTTTATTACCCATTTCTAAATCTTCTTCTGCACCAGTTTGTTGATTAACTAAAAATGATAATAAATTATTTTCTACTTTTTCTCTGTCTCTATCATTTAAGTCACTATAAATATTTCCATAGTCTGCAACTAAACCAATTAACATACCTATTGGGTCTAATCTTCCATACTCAATATAAGTATCTCCTATCTTTATTGAATAAGGTTGAAAGCCAACTGATTGTTGTTGTCTTCTAATTTCTTTATCTGGATGATAACCACCAGTAATAATTCCTGTTAAATTTAATAATGAGATTGTTCCAAGTATTGTAGTTCCTACAGCTACTCTTCCTCTTACTTCTGCTATTCTAACAGCGTCTCTTGATGTACCTGTAGCATGTTTCCAATTTTTACCAACAAGACCTAAAGGTGTCATTTCAAGTGCTTGAATTGCAAGGTTAGCAGGTGTTTTAACAAAAGGTAAAATCTGTTTTATAATAGGAACTTCATTTGTAATTCTTTGAATATAACCAAGTACACCATCTAATTCTTTTGTGAATGTCACTTCTTTTGCAAATCTTGAAGCTTCTTTATCTAATGCGATAACTCCACTTTCATCAAATCCTGCTCTAAATCTTTTTGCAACCATTTCATCGAACTCTGAAATTTTAGTTCCATCTTTTAATTGCATTACAATTTTATCTTGAGAGGCTCCTTTTTCAATTGCTTCTCTTGTTGATATAGAACTTAATCTTGCTCTGTATGATATTTGTTTAAAAAATTCATCCATAGCAGTAAGACCTCTTAAAGGTATTCTTATACCTTTTGCAATCTTACTATTTCCTAATGCTTTTGTGTTTGTGTCAAATTTTGTACTACCAGCAAATAAAATACTATCTTCATCATTAAATGCTTTTTTTGTAAATACTAAAGCATCTGATAAATAACTTCTATATCCAGCAACAGTATGAGCTATATCTTCTCCATGTTCTTTCATTTGTGCTTTAGTAAAATCATCCAGACCCCAAGTTAATTTACTTCCAACATAAGATTGTGCAGGTCTTAAAAATAAATTGTTTGCTGTTGATACGACATTTATTATTTGAGTTTTAGGATTTGATAATGCAAAAGACATCCATACTTCGTTTGCTCTATTCCAAAATCTATTTCTAAATACAAAATCAACAATTCTAGTAAGCATGTTTTTATCTCTTACTTGAGCAACACCTTGATAGAAGGCTTTAAAATCACCATTCCAACTATCCATATTTCTTACTAAATTAAGGATTTGGTCATTACCTAAATCAACATTTCTGTCTTTTAATATTCCTCTTAAGTTAAGACCTCTACCAAGATTAGATGCTACCTTGTCATCAAATCTCATAAGTCTCATTAATAAAGCTGTAGTTATTTTAGCTTCATTCTCTGTATATTCTTTAGTTCCTTTAGCTAAACCAACAGACATTTTATATAAAGCATCTGCAATATTTTGCTGAATAGCTTGAGAAGCATACATAAACTTAAGACCTTCTTCCATTTTATTACCAAGTTGGCCTAACATTTTTGTAGTTTGTATTATGTCATAACCTTGTTTAGTTGCTTGTCTCTCAATAATTTCTGTAGACATTACATCAAACTTTTTCTCTGCATTAATAACTTTCCTCATAGCGTTCAAAGCTATAATTCCAAAGTTAGTATCTGCGTATGCTCTTGGAGATAAACCTAAATCTAAACTTTCATCTATAGTTCTCCAATTAGTCTTACCACCTTTTTGTACTCTCTCCATATAACCAGAGAAATTATCTACAATTCTTTTACTTAATTCATCATCTGTAGCTGTCTTCTTAATATCTTGAACTACACCAGCTATTTTTTCTGAAGTGCTTGCTTCATCAATAATACTACTTATTAATTTTTGTGTACTCTTCTTACCACTGGCTGTAAAATTTTCTTCTGCTTGTTGAGCTAATTCTTTTTCTATTTTTGCTAATTTAGCATTATCTACATTCTTACCACCTAAAGATTTTCTTTTTAATTTAATCCAGGTAGAAAAACCTTGTAATTGTTTTTTAAGAAATGGAGCTGTACCTCTAATAGTACCTTCCATAACTCCACCAAGTAAAGCACCTTCAATAGCGTTCTTTAATCTTGCTTCATAAAAACTTTCGTCTTTACCTTCTGAAGATAAATATTCAAATAATGGATTTTGTAATGATGGAAACTGTGTATTAACCATATCCATAAATCTTCCAGTTTCTTCATCAAAAGCTACAAAGTCTGCTACTGCTCCTCTTGTAGTTGCTTTAGCAAAGTTTACAGCTTTACTTCCACCACTTACCATTTGTAAGCCTTTAGCAGGTTTAGTTAAATACCAGCCAGATAAGAATTGTGAAATACTTCTTGTGACTGCACCTGTTGCTGTATCAGCATCATCTATGTCTGGAATTGCTTTTTCAAATGCACTATCACCAACAACAGTTGGGTCTCCAGATACAGGTAATTTAATATTATTATTAATTACATCATCATAAGTATGGTATTGAACAAAACCATTTTCAGCATTGTCTCCAAATGTAAAGCCACCAACATTAAATTTTCTTTTAGCGTCTTGGCCTACACCTTCAATTAATCTTAATGCAGATTTACCAGCATCGGCTACACCACCAACAGCTTGAACAGGAACATCTGTAAGTATTCCTCTCTCATTATCTTCTTCCTTTCTTTCTTCTGCTGGAAGTTCATTACCTTCTAGTTTTTTAAAGTAATCGTCTATCTGTTCTTGAGTATAATCGTCTGGAAATGTCATTCCATTTACTACTTGTGCCATTATTCTGGTCTCCTATCTTCTATTAATATTCCAAACTTCTTGGATAATTCTTTACCGAAGGTGTCATAAACAGACTGAATAAATTGACTGTCTGCTAATATATCTCCCATTAATAATTTAACCTGTCCATTAAATGCTTTTTGATATTCGTAAGGTTTGTTTTCAAATTTTGGGTCTGTTGAATTTTCTCTGTGCCAAGCCACCATGTCTTCTTCAAATTTACCTCGAAGTAATGGAAGCTCCATAGCAAAGCCTGGAACACTAGCTATATCTTTATTTTTAAATAATTTTGTATATTCTTGATAAGGCGTACTTAAAACAAAAAATTTATTTCTAGTTGATATTTGTTTTCTATTTGTAGAATTAAAATAAAATTTAAAATCTGCATTAGTTAATTTTCCATCCCTAGCCAACTCTAAAGCTTTTTGTTTTACTAAATAAGGGTCGTTGTCTTCTAAAATCATTAATTCTTCTAGGCCACCTCTGTCACTTGATGTGACTACTACAGATTTATTTAAAGCTTCGTTAAGACCTCTAATATAAAATTTATCTTTATTAGAATATTTGTAATTTACTTCACCATTATCATCTTCAACTTTTTGATTTAAGAAAGTGCTTAAGTCAAAATCATCTTTATTAAATGAATTAAAAAACTCTACTCCTAAATTTTGTTTTCTAATATCTTCTTTAACATTAAATGATTTTTTATTTCCTTCTAAAAATTCTAATTCTTTTGCATTAAGTGAAGTTATTAATTCTGCTCTAATAGTTTCATTTCTTCTTCCACCTTTTTCACCAGCAAAGAAACCTGTACCTAATTTTAAATCTGAAAAACCATTTAATACTTGTCTTGCATAATCAAATCCATCTTGGTCATTAATAACTTCTAAATATTTATTAAAGCCTGCAAGAAATAAATCATTGGCTCTTTCTCCACTCGTGCCTAAATCCATAAATGATTTTGTTTCAGTTTGTATTTTTGAAAATAAACTTTTCATATCTAGCCCATCACTTTGAGCTTCTATAAATATTCCAGAGTAATTTCTTATAGCATTATTTTGTGTATTCTTTTTAATGAAAGCCATTCTTGAAGCCATGTGCTGTTGTTCTCTCTCATTTCTAAAAGAAGAAGTTTCATTAAAGAAAGCTTTAGCTTGAGCTACTTGGTCATAATTACCAATTTTTTCTCTTTCAAAAAATTCTTTTAATCTAGTTTCGTAAAGTTCATTCCAGGCATCTGGTGTTAAATTTTCTTCAATTCTGTTTTCTGAAGCAAAATTATCAAATTCATTTTTAAATTTTCTAGCTTTATTAGTTAAATCTAATTCCATCATTTTATTAAAATAATGTGGATTAGCACCTTCTGGAATTTTTCCACCTTTAACTAATTGTGCAAAAGCTTGTTTATTAGAATTATAATCTGCTATTGCTTTATTTTTTTCTTTTTCAGAAAGTTTAATTTCTTCAGTGATTGCATAGTTAGTAAGTGAAGGAACTATACTAGATAATGATTTAGATAATGACACTAAACCATCACTTACAGATGCTTTCTCTGGCTTATAAAACATATTGTAATCAACAGTTTCAATAGTCATTTCTGGCATTTGATTAAACTCTGCGCTTGGGTCTCTTTTAGCCATTAGTATTGGTATCCACTGTCTGAATATATGTCTGTATCTGAAGTATAGTCTTCATAACCATAAAGCTCTTCATTAGTTCCATATCTATTCTGTTTTGCTTTGTAATCGTAATATGTAGAAGCGAATGATAATCCAGATGACATAGCATTGTAGCCTCTAGTCACTGGTGAAACCATTGTACTTTGAGCATCATATTGATTATCAATTGCTGGTAATGTTCCTTGTAAATAATTAAATTTACTTCTTTCAATATTACCTAAAATTCTATTTCTGTATGTACCTTCAGTATCATAGTAGTTTGCTAATAAACTATCGTATGTATTACCTGTAAAGTTTTCTCTATTAGTTTTAAATATAGACCTTTTCTTTCTTGAAATCTTTTCTGCATCACCAATTTTAGTTAGTCTTGCTTTTGTTTTTTCTATTAACTGTCTTTGAGAAGATGTAATTTTAGCGTCTCTATTTCTTAACGCTATTTCGTTTTGTCGTTTTTGCTGTTGTTTAATGGCCTTCTGTTGTGCAGTTTGTACTTGGTACTGCAACACAGCAGATGCGCCAGCGACTATTAAAGTTGGATTACACATTATATTTTAACAAATTCATAAAATTTTCTATTTTCAATTCCATAAGTGGTTTCTTTTAAGATGGTAAAACCCATCCACTTCAACCAATTAATATGGAGCTTATTCCTTTTATCTACATAGTTATGTAGAATTTGATGTTTACCTTTAAGAACATCACAAACATCTTTTGAGTTTCTTAAAAATGATAAACTAATTTTTTTTAAATCATCGGTACCGACCATCCAAATAAATCCTATTAATCCATTTGGTACGACACCTAACATAGCAACTGGTTTACTATCAGCATTACATATCACTAAAGGTACTGCACTTAATTTAAGTCCACACAATAATGAAAGTAATGGTGGTAAACCTGTGACTGCTTTTATTTCTTGTTTATCTTCTTCTCTTAAATTTTCAGATAAATATATACAATCATTTTCACTTGCTAATCTTAAATGAGGTTTATGAGTTGGATGCTTGAGAAACATAATATCCTTCCCACTCTGCATTTACAAAGTTGCATGGTAAATGACTATTGTTTTTTAATTCAATAGTTAAATTTTCATTTCTACTTTGTACTGCGAAAGTAAAATCTCCATCCTCAAGATTAACTGTACCTGCAAGTCCTGTTCCTACAATTGTACCTGTAAATGTAGAACTTGATGTAGACCTTCCAACTGGAGTGACTTCTGATTGAAAAAATCCTGTGTCATTAAATGATACAGTCCAGTTTCTTATTTGTAGTCTACCTTCTCTAATTCTTGTTCTTGAGCCTTGAGTGTTTGTACCTAAAGCCAAGTATTGTTGTGAGAATGTATAAGAAAATTCATACTGCTCACCAATAAAATAATTAAATCCTGTAATATCTCCAGAAACAGTAAGTGTTGTTCCTGTTTGAGAAGCTAAAGTTATATCTCTTCCTGCTTTATTTGATGCTCCACTTTTACCTACTAGCTTCATAGTGGCATCAATTGCGTATGGCAGAGTTATTGTAGTGACATTTGTGCCTGCATTATAACTTTCAGTTATTTGTGTATTATCAAGCTTTCTGTCTAAATGAGTTAGATAGGTTTCACCTACATCTGTAGAAGCTGGTGAACAATCTAGTGTTTCAATGTAAACACCATCTGACCTTTGAATTACACAATATAAAGTCGTTCCTATAAAATCTATATTTAATATTGTTGTACTAGCTAAAGCTCCAACAGTCCATTTGTGCCAAGAACTTTGTAATCTTCTTCCTTGAGAAAAAAACCATTGATAAACATACAAGCTATTTACTTCTCCAGACTTACTACTTAATGAAACTAATATGTTTTCATTAGAAGCAATTGCAAATTTAAAAACATCTGAAGGAATATATTTAGGTATGTTAGCTGTAATGTCTTCACCCTGGTTTGTTTCACCATCGCTTTCAACATACATTTCTCTAACACCAGTAAACTGACCTTTGTTAAATGCAAAGAATACATTATTACCAGAACCTTTAGGTTGAACACTATCTAGTGTTTCATATTCAGTTGTGACATTAACAGAAACATTTCCTGGAGTTAAACTTGCACCACCAGTTAAAATAAATTGTGTTTGGTCACTAAATAATAAAAGCTTCTCATCAAAAGCCACAGCGTGTTTTAGTATTGAGACTTTTGTGTGAGCAACATTTATATCAATTGGGTCTGTATCAAGACTATCTGTGACAGTCTCATTAAAAAATTCGAATACTTCTCCAGACCTAGATAAAATTACATTTTCATCTGCAAGAAAACCTAATCTGTTTCTATGAAAATAAATATCATTAATCTTTGTACCTACGAAACTTGGATTTGGTGAACTATCTATATCACCTACAATTCTATTTCCCCATGAAGGTACATCATAAGAAGTAGAAGATATTGTATAAGAAGAACCATCTACTTGTGAAAATCTAAATTGGCCATCTGCTGTTCTGATAAGAACATGAGGCATTGTATCTGGGTCTAATTTAATTTCTAAACCAGGCGCAACTGTTTCTTCCCAAACATTTGTAGATGTTTTATAAATTACATAATAATTATCAAAACTATTTGAAGCATCGCCTTGTACTTCTACAACCATATTGTTTGGAGCTACTGCTGGTAAATCAGAAAAATTTTGTACTGTGTCTTTGATAGCTTGAGAAGCTTGATTACCATAACCATCCGAAGCTGAAACAGAAAGTGTTCCAGAAGATTTAACTATTGAAAAACTACTGTCTCCAATATTTGTTAAGGTAATATTAGCTGGACTTCCAACTGCACTTTTTACTCCATCTCTAATAGTTTTAGTATCTGTGGTAGCTGAATTATAAGTATATGTGCTTCCATCAATTGTTATTGAATATGGAGAAGAAGTTGTTGAACTTCCAATACCTTGTGTCACTGAATAAACAGCTTGCTCTACTTTTGCTGGACTTGTTGTTGAACTGTCCATAGCAACAGTTTTATTAGTATTTAAAATGTAGGTGTAATCATTAACTGTTAAAGCTTTAAATTCGGCTCTTGGATTACTAGAGTTTAAATAGTTTGTAGCATTTGATTGATTTACAACTGTTTTAGAATTTCCCAAAACATCATAAACAACAACACTACCATTAGTAATAACCACAATATATCGTTCAGAGGCATCCCTATTGATTGTATGAATAAAAGCGTTTGATAATGTTGAACTAGAAATTTTAGCTATGTGTTTAGTTGATGGTCTTTTTTTAAGACCTTCTACAACACCAGAGAAACCATTTACTTGAGCTGTCGCTTGATTTTCTAATCTTAATATTTCTGGTTGTTGTGACACACCCCCAATCAAATTGGGTATACTTCTAGTTATTAAAGGCATTTGTATTACACTATAATTGCAACTGCTAAAGCTATAGCAACTACTATGACTGCAACTTTATGGTCTGACCAATAGTGCATCATTTTTCTTTTAATTAAATCCATGTTGTGTCCTCCTTAATCAATTAATTTATATGACCTGCTTCTTGCAACTGTTGTAAGTTGGTCGTGACTATTAAATATATTATGGTCTGCTACTGAAGCTTCTGCTTGTTTAAGAATAGATAAAGCAACTAATTCATCTTGCTGACTAAATCTATGTAAAGCATTGGCACCTAATGTTCTGTCATGAAATATTCTTGATGCTCTTATAGTCACATATCTTCGAGCTTGTTCTGGAATATTTTCGAAATCTAATAAAGATACAATAGTCACATTGTCAAAATTTTTATCAAAGACAAAACTTTCTGTAGCTAAATTAAATAAAAAGTTTCCTCTTATGATTGGGTCATAAGATGCTTTACTTTCTAATAAAGGATTAAATTCTATTAACATCGTATCATTAGCAACTGGAATTTTGTTATCTGTATTTCTTGAAAGTGTTGCTTTGTATGATGTGTTAAATTTCCACCCACTTGATTGTACTTCTCTATTTACTTCATCTAAAATATTTTTAGCCATTGAAGCATCTGTAGGTAAACTTCCAGTTAATGAGTTCACTGGAGCTTCTCCTATAGTTGAGAGCATTGTATTAATTGCTTCCAAGTGAGAAGTTCTTGTTGTTATTGTGGACATTATTTTTTAGGACACAGGCGTAGATTGTCTGTGTTAATCTCTACGCCTATGTATTCTGTTTTCTTATTATTGTGTTTTAATAAGACTTGCACTTTCTGGTCTTAAGATACCATGACCTAAAGCCATTTTAGCTACCATTAGGGAGCCTTGACGTCTTAAATCATATTCACTTTCCATACCTAAATCCATAAGCTTAACAGTACCGATGGCACTCTTATGAAATACTGTAGCTACTACATATTGAGCATCTACATTATAAGTATTGTTAGTTCCAGAAACAGCAGATGAGTTATCTGCGAAAGCAGTGACAGCAGTGTTTGATTTAACAATGTTGATACCAGCAACTTTAATTACTGTACCATCAGAGTAAACACCATTGCCATTTGCACCAAAGTCTCTATTTAAAATCTTATCGTTTTGTACGATTTGATAATAAACATCGGGCTTGACCACGCAAAATCTATCTTCACTAGGTACGTCTTTTTCGTCAAGTGCTTGAGCACATTCGAAAATAGAAGCGATTAATGAAGTAGCGTTTGTGTTCGCATCTGCATCTGTGATTTGTGTTCCACCACTACCACCAGTGATAGTAGCTGAAGCTTGTGCAGATAACACAGCTAATTGAAGTAGGTTTTTGTCTACTGTATTAGCTAATGCTCTACCCATTTCAGATGTATATGTACTTCTTACATCATAATGGTTTTTAGCTTCGTCTATGTTTGCAATAAACGCAGATGAAACCAAAAGGTCATCAATGTTTATTGTCTTTTCTGCATGCTTTACAGATGTACCAACTATCTCGTTTCCTGGAGTATGATAACTAGCAGAAGTTGTTCCGATTACAGGGAACTGCGCTGACTTACCAGAAGAGATTGTTCTAACATTAGTCATTCCTAACATTTTGTTTTCTCTTTGGAAAGTAGCTAAAACTTCTCCAGACCATACTTTTAAGAAAAGAGCATTGGCATCACCTGAAGCATTAACCTGTCCAAGTCTGGACACTGTTGCGTTTGCCATAATTATTCTCCTTTTAAATTATGATTTGTTGTTTTAGTTCCTTGCACATACTTCAAAAAGTTATCTCTTAAGACTTACTCGCAAGTAAATCTTTTGAGGCAATTCTATATTTGTGAAGGCTCACTCCTCTTAAAGAAGAGTGTGTGAGTGCTATGATATTTTAGTACCTAACTGCCAAGATTTAACAGCCCAATAAGCTGGACTTAAATTCTTTTGACCTTTTACATCTGACAAAATAGCTTTATGTCTTGCCATAAAACTTTTTCTGTTTGATTTCTTGTCTCTATTATTACGCATTGAGCTATCGCCAAATCTAATAGTTTTAATATTTCCAGTAGATTTATCTTTAACAAATACTTTATATTTTTTACTACCTTTAACTTCAGATATAATTTTATTTAAAGGTTTATCTGTTTTGCTCACTTCTTACCTCTGATTTTATTAACAGTAGATAATCCAAAACTTCCAGAGTAAACAATTAAAACAGCCCACCAAAATTCTTGTGGAGCATTTTTTAATATTTCAAAACCTTTTTCCATCCAAGGCTGTGTAGTTGGCCAGAATATTGCAAGAAAGATTATTGTAATTTTTATAGTTAAAATCTCATCTTTAATAGAACCTTTAGAACTTTTAATTTGTTCTATACTTACATTGGCCTCTGCTTCAATTTCTTTTGCCCTAATGACTTTTTTCTTTTCAATCGAATGGTTTATTGCTGAAACAGTTTTATCAGCGATAATCCGAGTGAGTGGATTTTTCATTAAAGGCAAAATGAAATTTAACATATTTATTTCTTTTTCTTTTTAGGAAAACCTTTTTTCATATTTGAATAAGATTTTGCCGATATGGTACTTTTAGATTTTGGTCTTGATGTACCAGCTTTTTTTCTTGCATTAATATTTCTATATAATGACATATTTCTCCTTCCCACCTAAATAGGTGTTATTTATATTGTGTTTGAATGTTTAACTTTGTTTTCGACATCTGCTCTAAAAGCACTATCTGTCGTATATCTTGGGTCATTAATGTCAGCTAACATTTCACCAACAGACCTGTATCCAATATTTGCTTCAGCTTTATTTCCACTGAATAAATTTGGCTCATTATTATTTTGAGAATATTTAGCTTGAACACCAGCAATAGCTAATTGTGCTTGTTCTAAAGAACCATTATCTATTGTGTTATTAAAAGCTTTTATTTCTTCTGGAGCTAAATTCTTTGAAGCCCAATTAACCATTTCTGTATACTGTTCTTTACCTCCAACAGTAGACATAATTGAATTAGCTTTTTGTTCAGCCATAGCTTGTTGTCCAGAAATATAAGCATCAACTACTTCTTTATTTAATCCGATGTTTGCTAACTCATCATAACTTGTATTTGATAACTCACCTTTATCTGCATATTCTTGATAAAACTTATCTAATTGACCAGCTTTATTATCAACCTCTTTAGGTTCCTGGATTTTAGTTTCAGTTTTTTCATCTTGATTAGAAGTATCTTCTGCTTTGCCAGAAAGTTTATTCTCTAGTGCACCATAAGCTTTAGCTAATTCTTCTGCATTAGAAAATTTTTCTGGAAGCCATGAAGGTCTTTCATTAGAAGTCTCTGTAGTTTGAGCTTCTTGTGTGCTTACTTCGTCTTGTTGTTTTGATTGTTCTTCTAAAGAAGGATTGTTGTCCTCTTGAACAATTTGTACTTTATCAACCATTTATAATTCTCCTATTGGTTTTGATTTGCGATTGTTTCTCCTAAAGATTTAGGAGGTATGTTCCCTGCAATTTTCTCACCTGCTCTCATCATCGCTGATTGTTGTTGCTCATCCATCATCGCTTGTTGTTGAGCTTGTTGTTCAGCTTGTAAGTCTTCTTCAGTTCTAATTAGACCTTTTGTTTCAATACCATCTGCTGTAGCTAATCTTTTAATAGCTTCAGTGACATTGACATATTTTGCAATTGCTTCAGCTCCAAGTGTACCTGCGAGTGTTTGAAGAAATTGAATAAGTCTATTTCTATCTGTACTTCTTCCTAAAGCTTCAATTCCAGTTATAACTTTTGGAAATACAATTCCTTTAGGAAGTTGAGGTAATTTTTTAGTTTTGTTTAATACTGATAATTTTCTATTTACAAAAGGTAATTGAAACTCTTGAGATAAAATTCCATAAATACCACCCAGGCTATCTTGTAGTTCCTGCGCAGTCATTCTTACTTCTTCTGCTGTAGTTCTTTCACTATCTCTAACAACTGAAGCATTTAATAAAAATACATAAGATAATCGTTGCTCAATCTTCATCATTGTTTCTTGAGCTACTCTAAAATCTGGAAACTTACCTACTTGTAATACTGATACATCATTAGCATTTCCTTCTATGATTGCACCATTTTCACTTTCAGCTATTGCTTTTGCTCTAGTAGTTCCATTAGGAGCTACCATAAATAATGTTTTTGCAGATGCAGATGAACCTTCTACAATTGCTTTAGTTAATCCTTCTAAAGATATGAGGTCGCCAAGATGTTCCTCAACATAACTACGACCATAGCTTTCGCTGTCTACTCGTATCATTCTTAAAGGAATATAAGGTGAATTGTCTAATTTATATTCACCATAACTTTCTGGAATTTTAATTCCTTTTACTTCTTGGTGGACATGAAATTTTGTCTTATCTCTTTTAACACAAGTATATAAATCACAAGTGCCATCTGTTTTATAATCTTTAGTTTGTTGGTTTAACAGTTCTGTAATGTTGTCTGGTAATGCTGAATAATGAATACTTTCTTTTGTAATAATTTCTAAAACATTACCCATTGGGTCTCTTTGAATAATGTATTGTGATAATGGGAAAACTCTTAAACCTTCTTTGCCTACAAATAATAATGTATTACCACCAACAATTAAATGTTTAAGTGCTTCAAATACAGCAACTCTATCATTAGACATTTCTATGTCATCCATGACAGCTTTCTCTATTTGAACTAATCCACTATCAATTTGAGTTCTTAAATTTTCGTCTTCTTCTAATTCTCTTACTTTAAAATTATCTATGTTTAATCTGAAGAATGGAGCATTAGGAGGTAATAATGATAATAATAATTTAGATGCGAGATTATTTACTCCTCTTGCTCCAATACCTTGATAGGTAGTTTGAAATTCTTCTGAAGATGTAGAGCCACTTTCTGGTATCAGAGTAGGAATAGTTAATTCAGAACAATCTCTTGCTCTCTCAAGATACATTTCTCGTTCTTGAGCTTTTGAATTATATCTACTTTCTAAAGTCTCACCTTGGTTCATAGAACCATCATAAAGTTTAGCCATTGATTATAGTCCACCAACAATAGGTATTCGTAAATTCGATGAACCAGTTCTCTTCCTGTCGTAAGAAGATGCTTTATTCAAGCTTCTACCTTCTGCCTCGGCAAATCCAGCAGGTCTTGCACTACCTTGTGTTTTTTGTGACACTGGTGGTGGAGCTGTTGGAGCTGGGTCTGGCATTGGTGGAGGACTGGGAGCTTTTACACTAACACACATTATTTTTTCTCCATTATATTTTCAGATTGCTCTTTTTGTTTTTGAATTAAAAATCGCACAACACTTCGTTGCCCAATTCTGTAGTACATTTCCTTCGGCTCCATGTTTATGTCTGGAGTTCTTTCTGGAAAATATTGGTTTAATGCCTTTAACAAGTCATCTGTTAAGACTGGTAAGGCAATATTTAAGTCTTTTTCGTTCATATATCTAAAGTGTCCTTTTGTTGGTTATGAATAATCTCTATCTAAAATCATTTTTAAGTAATGAATTGCTTTCTTAATGTCTTCTTCTTTGCCTTTGTATGGATGTCTGCAAATGTATTTAATTGCGTTTCCTTCTGCGAATGGAAGTTTGTTTTCGTTTATAAAGTAAGCTGGTTGCACCTTCATTTTAGAATAATGATTGCCACCTTCTTGGTACTTTAAAGTTTCAAATAAATCTTTGTTTGTCATCTTTTGTTTCGGTCTCGATACCATTGTTCCCATCTTCTTTGTTCATTGGATTTTCTTAATTCATTGAATAAGTAAATCATCACAGTCACTAATCCTCCTGTAATAATTAAAGCTATATCTCTAACTAAATGTTCCATAATATTGGTTTCTCCTTTTTGTTATCCCAATCAGATGCTCTTAATATTCTAGCTAATCTTGCTTGAGTAAGTGCATAATCTAAATCTAGTTTTTGTTTTTTATATTCAGCAACAACTGCTTCCCACATTTCTGGTAAGTCTTTTTTATTTGCTAAAACTCTTGAAGCTTTGACACCTCCTATAGTTGGACATCCACCAAAACCATCGGTTAAATCTCCTACTAAAGTTTGATACATAAAATTATAATTAGCTGTTTTCTCATCAACAACTTCTGTGCTGTCATCATGTAGAAAATGGTGAATACCTGGAATAGTTCTCATGTCTTTGTCACCAGATAAAACTACAACTTTATCTTTGTTCTCTGGTTTAGTTGCTAATATTCCACAAACATCATCACCTTCTAAATTTGGTAATGAAATACATTCATAGTTTTCTTTTAAGTATTCCTTAAGAGGTTTTACAATAATTGGTTTTCTAACTTTTTTTCTATGAGATTTATATTTAGGATAAATGTCGTGTCTAAAATTACTCTTATGGTCTTCAGCTATAATAATTTTATTACAATTTAATTTTGATTGATAATTACCTAAAGTAGTATCAATAACTTTTTTACCTAGTTTAGCATCTGCATGTAAAGTCCAGATGTCATCTTCCCATTGTGTTGCTTCTTCTAATGCTGAAGCAATTCTATATACAAATAAAGAACCATCTACTACTAGAGTTCTTTTTTTTGCATCTATTCTTTGTATCATTTTTATATCCTAATCTTCGTTAGTTTGATTATGTTTACAGATGGAATAGTTGTTGTGTTTCCACAATCACCTAAAGTTCCATCTTCATTAAAATTCACATCACTAACGAATGTATGTGAATTATTATTTGTTGAGACTAACCAACCTGTAGAAATACAAATTGTTGGTTTATAATTTTTTATTGTTTTTAAAGTTTCCCAGGAACAAGTAGAATTACAATCAATCCAATGAGCTAAATAAAAAGTAAATGGAAATTCTTTTTTAGTTAGCTGTGGTATTTTTATTTTTGATTTCAATTTGTCTCCATAGGTTTACAAATTCTGACATAGGAATTAAGACACACCTTGACTGGTAGTTATCTCCTAACATCCTAATGATTTGTGATTTTCGATTTTTATTTTCTTTAATAAATTTTCTGACTATTTGTTTGAGAACTTTAACTTCAGTAATCCACTGGCCAATGCACACTTCTTTTGTGAGCATAAATCTATGTATCCACCACTTGGCTTTTGTACTTCTTAAACCACTGGGTTTTCCTTTATAAGCAAGCTCAATACAAAGATTTCCAGACTTTTGCCAAAAACCAAATTCAGACTTAACTTCAAATTTATCCCTATCTAATCCCAATATTTTACCTATGGATTTTTCAGAATGAACTCCCCTAGCTAAATCAAAGTCGAAATCTTTTGTGTTGTTAAACATGATATAATTTTGTAAAAACCTTTTGTTGTTGAAGCCCTCGTGGTGAAATTGGTAGACACAAAGGACTTAATTAAATTTGAGTGCTTTAAGCGAAAGCTTAAAAGTAGAACTTGTTAAATTCGGTGAAAGCTTAACTGCTAATACCGAGCCAAGACATTCGAGTGATGTAAGGTGTAGAGACTAGACAGCAGGCTCCTGTAAAATGGAGAAGGTATAGTCCAGACCACAAAGCGTAAGCGTAGCGAAAGCTATAGTGGTAAGAAAATCCTTGCCCTTTTGGGAGTGCCAGTTCGAGTCTGGCCGAGGGCACCAACAACCTAATGGGTATCAGCCCAGTTGTTGCCTATCTTATATTTAGCATCTAATTCACATCGTAAATTAAAATGAGTACCTGCTTCTTTAATTGATTGAACTGCTAAAGTTCCTACTTCATCTGCAACAGCAGACTTACACTGAAGTTGTAGCTCATCATGAACATGAGCAACCATAGCACAGGTATCTTTATCATAATTTTTTTCCTTTAATTTTTTGTGTAAAATTATTGTGGCCATTTTTATAATTAATGCGCCACAACTTTGTATTAATAAATTTAAACTTGAATGTTCAGACCTTGGAATTAATTTTCTTTTGTCTAAACCTAATAAATAATTTTTATTTCTTGTTGCGATAATAACATTATCTCTTAATTGTTTTAACGCAGGTAAAGCTTTAAATAAATTTGCTTTTATTCTTTTTCCTTCTTTGGAGCTCTTTCCAACAACTTCACCAAGCCTCGTATCTCCGATGCCATAGATGATACCATATATAACCCTCTTCGCCATATCTCTCGTTGGTAAGCCAATCTGTTTTTGATTGTAGGTGTGAATATCCCCATCGAGTAATTGCTTCGCAAAACTACCTTCATCGAAAGCACCGAGATAATGAGCAAGACAACGAAGTTCAAGACCACTAGCATCACAGCCAATAAGACGAAAGCCAGCAGGAACAATAAATAAAGACCTACATTCTTTACCATAAGGAACACCAACAGAAGGTGTTTGTGCAACATTAGGTTTTTGGTGAGTACACCTCCCAGTGTTTGCACCATTCGTGATAACGCTTCCATATATAATTCCATCCCTTTGTAATTTTAGCCAGGCGTTATTGCCTTCAGCTAATTGACCTATTCGTTTTTGTATTAAAAAATGTTCTGATAATAATTTTGCCTCTGGAAAAGTTAATGTAGATAAAATACTTTCATCTACTTTTGGTTTTCCATCTGGCGTAAATTCTTTTGGCTTCCAACCTTTGTCCATTAATCTGTCACTGATATGGTCTCTTGAGTTAGGATTGAAAGTTATTTCCTTATACCTTTTAATTGGTACATCTTTTTTATAACCTAAAGTTCTATTATCTCTTTTAGGAATAAAGGTACCAATATACTTGTTCCATTTAGGGAAGGCTGAAGTTAAAGATTTCTCTAACTCCAACCTTCTGTTTGCAAGTGAGGCATACAGCTTCTTTGCAGAAGCCACATCAAAATGAAATCCATGTGCTTCTTGCAGATATATACATCTGGCAAAGTCGTGTTCTAACTTAATAGCCTCTTGCGAGTAGTTTTGTTTTTGTATTAATTTCCAAAATTCATAAGTGACTTCAACATCTAGTTCGCAATACTTTTGCATTTCTTCAGACCAATTTGCGAAGTCATTTGTTTTAGCAAACTCACCTTTTCTTAAAGCAAGTCTATAACCCCAGGCTTCTAATGAATGTCTTCCTGCTAATTTTAATGGCAGTTCTTTCATTCGAAAGTCTAGTTCTTTTCTATTAGTCCATATCAGTCTGCTAACTAACAATGTATCAAATACATCACCTTCAATTTTATATTCTGGATATAATTTATTAATGACAGGTATATCGAATTTTAAAATGTTGTGGCCAACTAACAAGCTAGCACCACTTAAAAGATATAAACCTTTACCGATTTTGTCTCCATGATAGGAATACATTTGTTCGGTATCTATGTCCTTAATAACAATTGAATGAATTTTAGTTGCTTCTGATAAGAAACCATTTGTTTCTATATCAAATATTAATCTCATATTAGTGCATCACAATTATTTTTATATTTAGGATTGTTGGAATAATGGGAGCCACATGAAAAAATGCGTCTTCCAAAATTTGTTTGGTCTTTGGTGTATGAACAAAAAGTATTGGACATACATTCGGATATTTCAAAACTACATTCATTAGTTTTAAAATCTTTTTTAAAGTTGAATACATATAGATTTTATCATCGTCATCTAAATGTTCGAAGTCTTCATCTTGCTCTATGTACTCTCGAAGAACATCGTCAATATATTTTTCATTCTTCGACATCTGTAAAATCACCTTCAGATAATCTTCCAGTTTGTCTATTGTAATGAAGCGAGCAAGCAACACCTGTATCTCCTGTGTATCTATTTTTTAAAACTCTTATTGTAAGAATATCTTTAGTCTCTTCATTCTGCTGTGACCTCTCTAGTCCACAACAAATATCAGTGAGCTGTGCCAATCCATGGCTTCCTCTTAAATGACTTAAAGAAGTTATTGCTCCCTCTTCGTGGCCATTCTTATCTTGTATTCTTCTTAAGTGACAAACCAATATTAATCCAAAGTTTAATTCTTCAACTAAACTTCGTAGCCTGGTCATCGTATAATCAATTAATTTTCTTTCGTCTCCTTCAATACCAGAGACAACCATGTTGATATGGTCTAATACAATATAATCACAATCACATCCTCTAACTAAATATCTAATTTTAGACATTAAGTTTTCACTATCTGTTGAGCCAAAGTGTTTGTGAAAATATGTTTTACCTTGAATTTTATTCCAAGAAGTTTTTAGAGTTTCTTCATCAATATCTTTTCTAATATCTTCTTCGTGTATCTTTTGGTTTAAATCAATACTCATTAAACCTCTTACAGTTCTAGCTACACTTTCTTCTAAAGCTATGTAGCCAACATTCTTACCTTTGTTAATTAAATCAAAAGCAATCTCTCTACACACTTGTGATTTTCCTGTACCACTTCCTGCTGTAAATAAAACTATTTCACCTTTTCTAATTCCTTTAGTTTTCTTATTTAAGCCTTGCCATAAATATGGAGTACATTCTTTACTATCATCTTGAATAACTAAATCCCAAGTATCTGCTCCAGCAATAATACCTTCTGGTGTGTAAGGTCTTGCGTTCCAAATGTGATGAATAATATCTTTACCTCTGTTGGACACCAACATTTCGTTGGCATCCTTCATAGGCAACTTGGAGACAAGAGCTTTTTTTGGAGTAAACAATTGAGCACATTCGATTGATGCTTGATTTCCTGCATCATCATTATCGAACATTAAAATAACATTTTCGAAACTTTCTAAATATTCTAAATTCTTTTTAAGATATTTCTTTGCAGACTTTGCACCAGATGGAACTGATACAACTGGCCATTTATTACCTTGTACTTTTGAAACTGACATCGCATCAATTTCACCTTCAGTAATTGTAATCATCTTACCACCAGGCTTCCATTTATGCTGACCAAATAAATTAACTTCATTCATATCGCCTAACCAAATAAAATCTTTATTAGGAAAACGAATGTGTTGAGCAACTACTTGGTATTGTGAATTATAATAAGGAGCTATCTGTACTGGTTGATTTTTATATTCACCAACTTGGTAATTAAAAAATTTACAAGTATCAAAATCTATTTGTCTTTTTGATAACGCCTCTACTTGTCCTGTAATCATATCTGAATTTTGTTTTGTGTCTGTAAAACTATTGACTTCTCCATTTGCTGGTTCTCTGTAGCCACAACCAAAACACCACCCATGTCCATCTGAATACCTGGCAAGGTTATTTCTGGATTGGCATTGTGGGCAAGGTTCGTGTCTTACAAAGTCTGAATTATTCTCCTGGCTCTTCATAACCTTCATCACCAGGCAATAGGTCTCCTTCTACCCAGAGTAAATCTGCTTTAGCCCATTCATCCACATCGAATGAAGGACAGAATTTATCTGAAAAATGATAGTGACCTTTTACTTCTGCTTTAGGATATGTGTTGTGTAATTCATCACATAACTTTTTTAAACTTTCCCATTGAGCTGGTTCGAAGTTATCTTCTGCAACAGTGTGGTCATCTTGTGTGACACCACCGACCATAGCGATACCTATACTGTTATGATTTTTACCACGACAGTGAGCACCAACTGCATCTGTAGTTCTTCCATCTTCAATGACACCATTTCTTCTAATTATAAAATGATAACCACACGACAAAAATCCTCTTTCTCTGTGCCATCTATTTATTTCTTCGAAGCCAATATCCATTGAAGGTTTAGTGGCAGTGCAATGTATAATAAAATAGTCTGTTGTTTTTCTACTCATAATTTTTCCTGTTGATTTAAAACTTCATTGACCCATTCATCTGGTAGAAGTTTCTTTGTTGAATAGACACAATGGTATTTGAACCCTTTTAGTTCACACCATTTGCCATAAGTTGTTTTAGATTTCTTTCCGATTTTTGTTTTAGAATTTGAGAATACAAATCTAATATCTAAATCTGGATGTTGTTGTTTAATTAATAAATGTTTCTTCCTGTCGGAAGTTAAGAACTGTCCTTTAGTTTCAAAAATTATTTTATATGTATCTACTGCTGGACAGTTAAAATCTGGTGTATATTTAGATGGTTTTTCTGGCTTGAGGTAAGATACTTTATAATCCTCATATCCGAATTTAATTTTTTTCTGAATAAGATAATCATTAAAATCTTCCTCAAGCTTTGACTTAAATTTAGAAGTCGGTTGCGCTGGAAACTTCTTGCGAAACTTCATTATCTTCCGACCCTGTGTTTTTGATTGAGCTGTCGCCATGGACTTTATCGAAACCATTTGCTTCAGCAGACTGACCTCCACCTTCGACTAAATCTTTTACTTGAACTGATTTAAGTCTTAATGAAACTCCTGCACCAAGCGCTGGCGTGTACCATGGGTATGGTTGAAAGCTTACTCGAAGAATTGAACCTCCCCAAATATTTATATCTGGGCTAATAGGTTTTAATTCATTATCGAATAATGCTGGCCTTTGTTTGAATGTGTCACCAGTTTTACCATTTGTACCACTGGCTTTCATTTTGAATTTGAAGATGTATTTACCATCTTCTTCTTTGTAAGGTAATGAAGCTTCTTTTATTTGCTTCTTACCAGTTTTATCCTTGGCATCTGAAATAGCTTTTTGTTGATATTCTTTTAATAATTTTAGAATGTCATTTGCATCTACATCATTTAATTCAAGGTCTACTTTATACTCACCTTCAGCTTTAAACCTTACATCACATTTTGTTAAATGTGGATATATGGCTTTGCCAAAAGGAGAGGTATAGGTTTTTGCTTTTTGCATAAATACCCTCCTAGGTATGTTTGATTGATTTAATAATTGGGTAGTCAGTTAAAATTCGCACACAACATATAACTGTTTTCGACTACCCAATCAGATGAAGTTTCTATTCATCTATAGTGTCTTGTTAAAGACGCTAGCGTAGTTAATTAAGAACAAAAATAATAACTACCTAATACATTCTTCAACTCCAACGAACCTTGTGCTGGAGCTTGCTTAACTTTGTCTCTACTATCTTTGTGAACTTGTGGGATTATCTCTTGTTTAAATTCCTCAAGTAAATTTTTACCATCAAAAATATTTACAAAAGCTTCTCTTACAGCTTGGTTCATTAGGTTCACATCTGTTGCTAGAACACCAAAGCTATCATGAACACAGGCAAAGTTATTCACCCCATAATCATTAGCTTTACACACTGCTCTTTGAAGGATAGCGCCATCTAATCCATGAACAAAACAAGGAGCTATACTATTAGCTACTTTGCTTTTGTTAATTTTATTAGTCTCAATTGCTATAGATGTTTTTCTTATATCTGGTGTATAGGTTCCAGATTTTGGTCTGAATATTTTTTCACCCATATAAGTATTTATTCTTTTAGTTTCTAATATTGGACATACCATTTGAATTATAAACCCTGTAGGTGTAGTCCACACAACTGGTAAACCATTCTCTGAAACTAATTTAGAAGTTTGTTGCAACCACTTCATCGCTTCTTTAGCAGATACAATAACTCTATCTAAAGCTTTCCAAACTAATTTAGATAAATACGCAGAACCTTTAAACATATTAGGTTGTCCTGGTATTGGATTTCTGTCTGTTGAAAATGGATTATCTTTTGTACCATCTTCATCCATTTCCTCCAGGTGTTCTTGAATATATCTTCTACAAGAGAATTGAGTTAGTCCATATACAATACACATTGTGACTTTCTTTGTAGTCTTCCTGTCTATTCCATACTTCAACCATATATCTTTTAGCTGACTATCTGGTTCTTGATGTAATAATTCCAATGTTGCTTTAGCAACTTCAGCATATACATCTTGAACTTTAGCAGATGGAACTAGATTAACTGCTTTACCACCAGCTTCATCTTTTAGTAATGCAGAAAATATTTGTAATCCAGAATTAGTACAATCAGAATAACAAATTACATTAGTTATAAATGATAATTTCTTTCCAGCTTTAACAAAGTTATTCCATTCAAAACAGAATGATAAAAATTGTACTGGTTCAGAAGCTTCAGCCCAAAATTCATAATGATTGTGTGGGTCTTCAGCAGATTGACAAATAAATTTTTCATTATCTTCAACCCACTTAACTCTATTAACCAATGTATCTTTATCATGACCATACATATTGGCGCCATGTACCATCAATCGTTCAACATTATTTTTATTTTCTAATGGTTTACCATTTCTAAATAATAATAATCCTTTAGCTAAATCATTCTGCTGATAGTTAAGTCCTTCTGGTACACAATAAATTCTACCTCTCCAATCATATTGAAGTGGGAAATAAAATTCAGCAAACGCTTCATAAGTATCAGCAACAGTAAATATTTTTTCAGTAAGTAAAGCCTTACTATCTATTGTTGCATTATAATTATGAACAGCTAGTGCCTTCCTGCTGTAGGCTTTCCTAGCTTCTTCATTTGTTGCTATATCAAATGGTTTAGGTGGAAGTGGAAGTTTACCTTGTGGTAAACCAGCTACAGACAATCCTTTGTCCTGTATCGTTTTCATCACCTGGTATACTGGAGTGTTAATTATAAAAGGTGTTTGTTGCAGAGTATTTATACATTTATAAACCTCTGGCATTTCATGGGCTTTGTTAGCCATTTCTTCTAGGTAAGTCCTAGTTCCTCTCTTAATCATATTATAGTGCATCTTTTACCTCATTGTTAGATTGTTGATTTTGATTGTGGAGTTCTCCTACAGTGGCACTTAATTCCTTTGGCCTTAAATCCTTGATGTAATAGCCACCAGAATATGGGTTTTCATCCCAGGTTTTAGGTCGTACCAGCATAGGTTCTCTAAAAGGTTTTAATATTTCTGCGTGGATTTTCTTTTGTTCTATCCATTCCATAGTCTTGTCGGTGGCCTGGACATAAACAATTGATTTATTTTTGAGAGTGTATGTTCTGGTGAGTTTAACAAACCCAGTTGTACTGGCTAATAATTCAAGGAGTAATTTACCGAGTTTTACCCTCTCTTCTTTAGACCAACCTGCATACTCAAGCTGGTGTTTATTCATAGCATATTGGAATACCTTCCTTTTATGCCTATAGTTGTTCTTGGTTTTCAGCCATTCTTTAGTCTGGCTGTAAGTCTTATTATCACTTTCCCTAAAGTATAATAATCTAGCTTCATCCTCTACAGCTCCAGCTATTTTAAGCACAGCTTTTGTTTGTGTGGATGAGACAGTAATACTATCTAATACTGCCTTCAAAGATATGAAGCTTAAACTAGCCCATCTTTCATCATTATCATTTTGGACTTCCTTAATAGGTAAACATTTAGCTAACAATGTAGCTTCTGTTGCATAGCGTTTAGCATGGCCATCAAATGCTTCTATGAAGTATTTATTAATAGCTTTATTCATTGGCTCCAGGCCACTTTGAATTAAGACTTGACCATATACTGTTGTACTTTCAGTGGTCTCTCTTTGCTTGCCATCTTTTTCTTTGACTTTGGCTCTAGCTTTATTGATTGTTTTATGGAACCTTTTTATTCCACTCTTAATCATTGCTAGTTCTAACTGTTTTTCTGCCTCTATTTTTTCATGAAGAGTTGAAGGCACATTCTCGTCTTTTTTAAGAATGTTAAATTTCTCTAATATTTTAGCGTCTATTTCCATATTAACCTCATTAGTGTTTACAGTTTGTTCGTAGATTGTGTGCATTGAAGTGCACATCTACTACGACAGCGTAGCAATCACATATTAACTATGCAACTGATTAGTTCGCTTGATTTATAAGGTATTCTACTACGCCAGAGTAGATAACTCGGAGGCGTAAATTGTGTTCGTAGTTTTTAAGTCTACCGACAAATTTTTTTGTGTTGGTTTACTTAACTTATTCACTTACGCCTCCTCAAGCTTTGCATTTAGTGCACACGAGTGCACTTTAAATGCACATTATTATTACTAGCTTTTACCACCAGAGACAACTTTTAACTCGTCTCTTAATGTATCCAGTTTCTTTGCCATACTTATCTTACCTTTAGGAAAGAAATGAACATATCTTCTTGCAACAGGTGAATTAAAACTCCATCCCATCCAGTCACAAACTTCCATAAATGTAGCTCCTGCTTCAGCTAGCCTTGAAGCACAAGTATGTCTACAGGTATGGAAAACAAAGTCTTTGTTATCAGCTTGTCCAAGTTGCTGTCTTACCATCTGCCACTTGTAAGTCATTTGCCTGTAGCTGGTCTCAAAGAATGTTTTCATGTTAGACCTACGCATCAATATTTCTTTTGTTCTAGTAGCTAGACCAATCGAAGTATGAGTGTCAGTCTTTTGTCTATACACATGAGCTGTCCAACCATCTTTATTCTTTTGCAAATCCTTTGGCGCAAACTTAATAGCTTCTTCTGCTCGACAACCTGTATCAATAAGAACTTTTACAAAGTCCTCCAAGTCGTGGAAACCAAAAGTTTTACACTGTTGATAGATAGCTTCTTCTTGCTCGTATGTATAAATAGCAAGCCTTGTTAGCTTTTCTTTTTTTCTAGGTATCTTTAACAATTTATCTCCTGTTATAGTACCTTGTTCAAAAGCATGTCTAAACACTTTGTTTATACAACAAGCCCTTCTATTATTTGTAGCTGTATCAGAGAACTGCTCAATAAACTTATACCATTCAGTTTTATCTATTTCTCTTAACAGCTTATCTTTACCCCAAAAGGAATAGAAATAACTGAAGAAGTATTTTTGTCTTTTACCATGTTCAGTATCTTTCCACCCACTCTCTGGGTCATTATAACAAGCTTCACAAGCCTGCTCTAATGTTGCTTCAGTAGTTGCTCTTCCTGCTGGTACATTCTTACCATCAATTAAAGCTTTACGAAGCGTTTCTTCTTTTGCAAGAGCATCATCATGCGTATCACAAGTAGCAGTTTTTCTACCTCTACCTTTTACTGATACGAATACTCTGAACTTGCCATTACTCGTCTTGCTTATACCCATATTATATAGCCTCCTTTGCTTTAGGTATGTTGCTGAATAGGCTCTTATACTTATGACCTACAGTAGTAAGCATGACATCTTTTTGTCTTCTGTCTTGCACACTTTCTGAAAGTTTTATTAAGCCTAGTTTTACTAACACTGCACAATTTCTACTCATTGATGCAGAGTTTAAAAAAGTTCCATATAAATCTGCGAACTTTTTGTTTGCATTTTCCACCGACATTTCCCCTTCTTTAAGGTGACACATCGAATGGAATAACATCAAAGTGTGTAGGTACAAACCATTATCCATCCCTTTGTTTCTACCCAACTTATAAAACTTTGACATTACTTCACCGAAGTTAGCCATTGATTGCTCCTTTGTTTTAGTTAGGCAAATGTTATGGATAGCAGTTGTTCTTATCATGAAACTCTCTGCAAAAGTTCCTGGCACCCCTATGTGTGCGTTTTGTTTCAGAATGTAATGTCTTACATTTATCATATCACTTGCAATTGTCTTAATTTCTATCAAAAATAACTACGCTAGTCTAGTATTATTTGTAGCGTAATTACTTCTTCAAAGTTGTAATTTTATTTGCTTCTGTACCAGTATCCTGCAATTGGGTATCCAGCTCATAAAGTCCTGCATCTGCTAATTCTATTAGCCTATTTATAGAGACCACTAAACGCCACTTGAAGAGCCTAAACATGTAGGTCTTCTCATGGTCATTTTTATACTTATTAAACTCTATAGGAGACTTGAAAGTCTGCTTATAAAGAGATTTAGCTGGAACGAATACTGAAACATCTTCAATAGTAAAATCTATATTTTTATATTTCATAATATTTACTCCTTAACATTTTAATCTTAATTCCCAATAGAACATCTATAGAACTTAAAAAAAAAAATTCTTAAAATTAAAAATTTAATGGAGTGATTGTTCCGAATAGAACTACTTACTAAATAAGCGATTTGCCTGGTGCTTGTCAAACATAAACTAATAGTTTTTAAAAAATAATTACACTCATAGTTTGAATGTGTGAATAACATTGTAGACTTTGTGCATTTCGGTAATCCCACAGTATTAATTTTATAATAGTCAAACATTACAACCTGCTATTATTCCAAGATTGGTTTTTCCAATTCATCTATTTCTTTAAAATAAAATTTAGCAGAAGGATAAGTCTCCTTAACTGCGTCTCTTATTTCTCTAAATGAATTGATATAGCTTCGTATATGGCCTGCAACTACAGGCTTACTCTCTACGAATAGTTGTCTTTTATTTAGTCCTTTGTCTGACACTAGGACTACTTTTTTATCAATTGTCATTTGATTGACACCTCGCTTGAAGACCTTGAAAAGAGCTTTTTAATAGAGGCAATCGCAAAAACCTTTTTAGGTTTCTTTGAAAACATTTGTCTCCACTCTTTATCAATTAAATAAGTACACATAGCTGATTTGCTAATTGGTGTTTTATTATAAATTGATAGGTCTTTCAGTTGGCTGTAGCTTAAACTATTAATAGCTACGCTTTTGTATCGTGTTGCATCCATATATTCCTCACTTTGTTCACTTGTTAATAAATGTTGGCTCCAGTGGTAGAAAGAAATGACTAACCAGGAAGGCTAACCAAAAACCCAGCAAGAGCCAACATCATTGAGATAACATCTTCAATACAAAATTTAAATGGTGGTAATTCCACAGCTTTGTGGTGGAAGCTTGTTTGTTCCACTGCTCTGTGGTGGAAGAGATTTATTTTATTTTTAATGGAATTTTATCTTTTGGATTATCTTTATTCCAAGAGACAATCATTAACTTTATATTTTGTCTCAAGTTTTCATCTGAATTAAAATATAAATCTTCTTCAATACACCAATCTTTAAATGGTTTTGAAACAGCAAAAACCTTAAGAGGTTGTTTTGTTTTTAAATGTTTTCTATATAATTTTATAAAGTTATTAATAGCTAGTTTAGAATTTTTTTCGTACTCCCTAAATAATCTTAACTCCAGGAACCTTTTTTTAGTTTGCACTGAACCAATAGAATAATCTAATGCTTCCTGTGGTGTCATGTTAATACTTCTTAATATGATTGTAAGAGTTTCCCAGTCATCCTTTTCTAAATTAAATTTTTTCTTCTGTTTACCATGGGCTTTAATTATATCGTATGGACTTTTTAATTCATTTTCATACATATAATTTAAAAATTTATCATCACCTACAATTGCATGTTTGCTTCCATCTGCACCTGTTTTAGTTCTTTCAGAAAATCTTGGAACAAGAGGTATTAATTTACTTTGTTTTAATATTTGTTTTCTTCTCTTACCACCACCCATATCTGTGGCTTTGTTATGCTGTTCTCTTTGTGCTTTGTGTGTAAGAGATTGAGTATTCTCTGAAATCTTTTTTATTGTTTGAGCTGAATTTGAAACAGGCTTCCAATTCTTAATAGTTTTTAATGCTTTTTGTTCGTTTTCAAAAAAACCCTCAAATATACTTGAAAGAGGTTTAGTTCTTACTGGTTTATAATCTTTAAAAAAATCTTCAAATATATCGCTGAAGTCATTTTTAAAATCTTCAAGAGAACCAATATCATCCTGCTTTTTTAAATAGCCAGCGTCTTGTGGTGTTAAACCTTTTTTAAATTCGTATTTTTTTCCTGTCTTCTCATCTTTAAAATCATAAAATTTATCATTTATGAATTTTGAAACTTTTTTAGGTATCTTTTTTGTTTTCTGTGTGCGTGCCATGTAAGAGATATATCAATATAATATTTAAAATGTAAGAGACTGATTAAAATAAAAAAATCTACTTAAGTCTACTCAACAAAATAATTCAATTTTTTTAAAAGTTTTCTGTGCATTAGTGCACTTTAAATGCACATTAAAAAAGGCCTGGAAGAGATAAACCCCCAGGCCTTTTAGAATTTTAGTTATTGTAATTCGTAAGGTATATCGTAGCACCTCAAATCTAGGTTCATATATTCCCCACCTTTTACATCTTCAAGGAAGTCGTCAAACTCGCACAATATCGCCTGCTCGCTTATCATTTCATCATAAGCTTGGACAACTGCGTAGTGTGTGCACTCGTACTCTATAACTTCTGCACCTTCTTCGCCTTCGTCTTCAAACTCAAGCGTATAAATAGGATGTCCAGAGGCTCTGTGCTTCTCAACATTTTTGAGCCTTCCTTCTTCCCTTCTTTTTTCATAATTATCGTTTGCCAGCTTTTGTTGCTCTTTTATAAAGTCTGGAAATAGTTCTAATTGTTTAAGCATTTGCACCAACCAATCTAGCCCTGTAGGCGTTGTCTGCTTTTGTCTCTTCTTCAGTGCAATAGCTTAAAAAGTCTTTTACAACATCTTCACGAGCTCCAGACTTTTTATATATTGTCTTCCACTTGTCAGCGTATTCTTCGCCCACTTTAATTAGGCTTCTTTCTCTGACTTCAACCACCATTTTGTCATTAGCTTCAAATGTTGGTAGCTTTACAATATATTCATAGTCTTGGCCGATGTTGTCAGTATATTCCAGACTATATAATGGTTGGTCTACATCAGTGACATAGATACCCCTCTGTCTGTTCAACATACCCTTTATAAGGTCTTCACCTTTTTTGTAATGGTTAAGCAAGCTGGCGAAGTCTTTACCTCCAACAGCTATATAGCCATCCCAGTGTCTATAGATAATAACTTTAGTCTGACCAAAGTTAAGTTTGTATATACTTCTTGTACTCATAGTGTGCTTCTTTCTACCAGTGTAATTGGTTAATATATATTTTTGCTACGCTGGTGTAGTAGTTATACTATAGCTACGCTGGTGTAGTCAATACCTTAAATAAATTATTTTTTATAGGTTTAAACTAATAGTAATTACATCTATTAGTTTAGAATGATTATAAAGTAGCTACGCTGGTGTAGGTGTTGTTTCTGGTTTAATCCTGGGTTTGCTTCTGGTCTTCTGTTGGTTCTCTTCTAATAGTGTCCTGCTGTCTGCTGACATAAAACAAGATAAACAATAATTATAATTATTAAAAGTTATTGAAGCTTTTATAATCTTACAAAGTTTACATTTCATATTTTTAAAAACTTTAAAACAGATAAGAGCACACAAGCGAGCAATAAAAAATTGCTGTTGTTTTGTGTAAAAATTAAGCTTTTTGTGTGGTTAAGGATGTAAAGTCTACCTACAAAGTAAAGATTATCAATACTTCTAGGCCATATACATTATATTTTTTGTGCACCAGTGCACCCCCTGGTCTATTTTATTGTTTTTTCTGGCCTAAAGGGGGTTTATTTTCCAGGGGTATATGCGTGACCCCTTCATAAATTTATACCAAATTATTTAAACATCTGCTTTATCAAATAAATAACCAAAGAAATCCTTTAGGTTCTTATCTAAATAAGTGTCAAAACCAATTCTTCTCACAGGTTTTCTTTTTGTATTGTCTATAGCCAAGACTAATTTAGGTTTATTTAACTTAAAATATTCTTGTACCATAGGCTTATGATAAGAAGTCTCTACATCTTCATCCATAAGTTTAGCTAGGTATATAATATTATTAATATTCATAATGATAATAAAGCTAGGATAGCTAACACTCTCTAGTAGTTAACCTATGGGTATAGCTAGTGTTTAACCCCTCTATCTAATGTGTCCATCTGTTATCACATCCATCTGTTGGATGTTCTTTTGTGGAACTGTTGTGTGTCTAGGAACCTGTCTAATTCGTCTTTTAAAGCCTCTTCACGCCTCTGTGCTTGAGCAGTATGCTGGTCTCTAGCCAGTTGGTCTACCCAATACCTACAAGCCATTGAGAGTACATCTAATCGGTCATCTATAGCTAATGAACCTCTAATATTACTTATTCGGCTCATCTGATAAAACAATTGATACCTTAAAGCTTTCTCTAAAGTATACATTTCGTTTGCTGAATTGTAGTCTTTGTGCACTACATTACTATCTATAATTAAACGATGCTGTTGCATCAATGGTTCTAAAGTATCTATAATTCTTTTTTCTTTAGCTTCTTGATGTCTAATTTCTTCTATAGTGACTGGATAAGTTTTAGTGACAAAAGGAAGTAGAAGTTTGGTAAACATACCACCTCCATAGTTTTCCTCGACCAAGATAAGATTAACCTCTTGTTGTTTCGCTATAGTAGCAATAGATTGAAGTGTCTTGTCGGTGTATCCACCAACTAAACCACCTGCATCGGTAATAAAAATATTACCATTAAGCATCTTTGCACAGACATAACTTGTCTCGTTATCTCCTCTCCCACTAGGGTCAATAGCTAATACTGAACCTTGATAATCCATCCAGTCACCTTGTATTTGCATTGGCCTATAGAACGCATCCGAATGTAAACCTACACATGGAAGCTCCTCATGTTTTAGTTCTGGACTAGAAGCCCATATAACTTTTTCTGGAGCTGTCTTTGGGTTTAAAGACATGACCACTAAATCAGATAAACTCAATGGATATTTGTTGCTATCACTAATGGATGTATCCAACATAAATTGAAGATTAAATCCAGAAGTTCCATAACTTAATTGTCTCTTCTTTAAATCTTCATCATCAAATCTTTCTGGGTCTGTAGGTTTTCCTTGTTCATCAATACTCCAAGTATTTCTAATTAATGGAGCTAATGTGTCTCCGAAGTTTTTTACTTGTTTCTCGTTAGGATACCTGGCTGTCCATATTCTTTGTTTATAACCTCTTGCAGGTAATTGGTTATATAAAGACATTTCATTTTGCATTGTACCAAGGAATATTATGCGACCTTGGGGTTTTAGAATACTTTCAAACTCTTTAACTTGTTCTGAAAGTTTATCTCTCATACCCATAGTTGCAGAATTGTTGGCACTTTCCACATCGTCTGCAATAACAAGGTCGCTTCGACTACCTGTTAATTGCCCTGTAATTCCCAGAGACTTCACGCTAGGAGCATGTGATGCTCTTGCAGGTTTTACATCGAAGCTCACTTTAGATTGCCTTTGGTCATCCCTAGGCTTTAGGTGAGCTAAAACTTCAATTTCGTTAATAAGTCTTAATGTAAAAGTAGAAAAGTCATCTGCTCTGTTCTTGGATGCAGATACTACTAATATGTTTAATTGAGGATTTAATAATAATTGGTGACATACATAAGCTGAAGTAATCCAACTTTTACCTACTCCTCTAAACGCATTAATTATAATTCGTTTTTCTTTTGACTGAATAAAATTAGCAATATCATACTGAACCTGTGTAGGTCTTGGTAATGCTAAATGTTTCCAGACTAAATATAAAAAGTTTCTAAAATCTTTTAATTTAGTTGGTATTTGATTTTCCATGTAGAACTATTTCCTCTTCACTATTAAATGGAAGTTCATCCACTAAAGATTTAAGTGGTGAGTTGTCTGTTGGAATAGCCTCAATACCATTATCTTTTAAAAATTGTCGAGCAACATTTAAGTCAGAAGATTTTGCTTCTGGGTCTTTTACCCTCTTTAGCAATTCTGTTGCTAACACTTCATGTAATTGTTTTAATGTTTTTGTCATTGGTTTCTTTCAATTCTAATAATTTTCATATCGTCACTTAATTCTGCTTTTACTTTTGAACAAATATATAGAGCATTACTATTACGAGTAGCTATTCTCTTTTTTTCTAAACACTTTTTTACCGATGGCATATACATCATTTCAGTAAGTTTTTGTTCTGCACCAACAAACATTAATAATGCCATTATCTCAACCATTAGTGCGTACTCCCATTTCTAATTAATTTTTCTACATCTTCTTGTAGTTTTTCTATTTTCTTTTGTGCTTCCATAAGCAAAACTTTTGTATGAATATTGTCGTCTAATTGAGTTTGATGTTTTTCTAAAATACTTGCGTTTAGTTCAATCAACATTAGCATTTCTAAATTTTTAGGTGTCTGTTCTGCCTTCTTTAAAAGGTCAGCTTCCATTAGTTGTTTAGAAGTTTCTAAAGTATTTATTCTTTCAACAATTCCAAAATAAGCCCAAACACCAACAGCTACAGCTACTACAATACTTATGAGATTTCTCATAGGCATAGCTATAGAAGTGTTATCTGAAATCTTCATAATACCTTACCTTTGTTAATACCTTTTTTAAGTACATATCGTTGAGTTCCATTAGCACCAATATCAACTTCTTTTCTTAAATATTTAAAAAAGTTTTTTTCTTTTAATTCTTTTTCAATTCTTTTTTTGAAACTTTCCAACAACTTAATGTCTCTCATTTTTTCTTTTTCTTTTTACAATTAGGAAAATCAAATGTTAAAATTTCTTCTACCTTCATAAACAGTTTGTCTATGCTACTAAAAAATTTATAAAAAAATTTATCTATCATGTTGCTGTACTCATATCTCTGCATTGAAATTTAATGGCTAACTTATCTTGTTCTATTTCATCTTTGTCATACATTTCTGTTAGATGCCTATATGAATAAAGATAACCTTTAGTTATGCAGTCATAATAAGTTTCAAACTTCTCATTAATAACTTGGTCTTGTGTGCAATAAGGTTGTGGATTTAATGTGCAAATATAAAGGAATAAAACATATTTCATTTTTTATGTTGTCTCCTTTTATTTTTGTTCATTGAAGACCATTTAATTTTTGATTTATTGGTAGAGATTGAAGTTTTTTTAAATCTACTTCTTGTTTCGTGCTCTTCTTTATTTAGAAGAGAATTTTTCTTTTTAGCCATCCCATGTGAAATAGCCTACAATTCCTGCAATAATTGTTCCTATAAATACTAATACGCTAATAGCGCCTTTACCTTTTGATACATCTGTTCTTAATAATTTAACTTCTTTTTTTAATTCATTTATACTTTCGTTTAATACCTTCATTCGTTCAGCACAAAGTTTCTCATGTGATGAAAGTCTAACACCAGTAGCGACTTCGCTAAACTCTTTTGGTGTTATCTTTTTTCTAGCCATTAGTATTGAAGTGAAACGCCTCTAATTCTAGCTTCTTTAGAACCACTAGATTGATTAGCAAAAGATATTTTATATTTTAATTGTGTTCCTGCTGTCACAGACAAGTCATTTACTTTAGCCATCTTAATTCCAGAAGCAAAGTCTGGCATTGCTGTCATTGTAGCAGTAGTAAAATTGCTACCATTGTCTGCTGATAATTGTAAAACTATATCTGTGTTTAATGCGTTAGTACCTGCGTTGTCTTGATAAGTAATAATAGCACCCATAGAAGATGTACTTGATGGAGCTGTGATTGCGTTGCTTTCAAATGAGCCAGTAGCATTAAATTGAGGTACTTGTTGTCTGTAAATTCCTTGTAATTCTACATCATTTACTTGTGGTTCATTATTGCTAGTATATTGATAAGTAATTCCCATATATCTATAGAAATCTTGTTGTACTCCAGAGGTAGTTGTATGAGAATGAGAAGTTGGATTAGTTTGATTATAAAAAGATTGAATAACTTGTAAGTCGCTTGGTGTTGATGTATTATTTGCAGGAAGTGTATTAAATCCATAAAACTTTATTCCATTAGAAACCAAACCGCCATATCCACTTCTATGAGTAAAACTTAAACTTCTTAAAGAAAATGATTTACCAGAACCAAAATCTAATCTAAAAACATGATAAAAATGTGATGTAGCAGGTGCAAATGTTTGTGAATTTTCAAAAATAATTAAAGGATGCTGACCACTACTGTCGTTATCATTATCGTAATAATTAAAAGCAGAATTACTTACTTTGTATGAGCCTTGCGTACCAGTTAAATATGAAGAAACATTCGTGTCTGATATTGTAAATACTGAACTATCTGAATTTCCTAAACTTTCAGAAGTCATATACTCACTAGCATTTCTTAAAGAGTTTGTTAAATTTGTAATTCCAGTCGCATCTTGGAATACATCAACATACATTGAGTTAGTATTGTAAGCACCTTTATTTTCGTTAGATGCTTGTCTTAAAGCAAGTGTAGAAATATCATTTACAATTTTATTATCATCAAAAGAAGTTGCGTGTTGTGATACTGCACTAGCAGGTATTCTAGCGTCTGCTATAGAGCCAGTTAATTTACTTGCGTTTAAATCTGCTATTCTTGCATCTGCAAATTGACCAGTAGTAATCTTACTTGCATCTATGTTTGGTATCTCATTAGCATCTAAAGTAATTAAACTATTAGGTACACCTGTTGATATGAGATTTGATAAATCTCTAGCTTTTGTCATTTATTTATTTCCTATAATTTGTTGTTGTGAATTTTGTAGGCTAGATATTTCTACCTAGCCTTTAAGTTTATAAAACTATTGTATTAGCTTCTTCTTCAGTTAATGCTTCTCCTGCAATTAACTTTGCTTTAGCACTTGCTTTTAAATCTATTTTAGCTTGTGCTTGTGTATCTGCTTCAGCTTGAAGTTCAGTAGCTTTTGTATTAACTGCTGACATATCAATAGAAACTATATTTCCATTTTCATCTTTTGGATAAAGAACTCCATTAGTTTCATCAATAGTTTTTACATTTAAATAAAGATTATATATTGCTTCATGTTTCATAATTATAATGCTCCACTTGCTATTTCCATAGCTGTTATTGTTGATATTGCTCTTTCGACATTAGCATCTGTATTATTATCTGCACTCGACCTATTTATATATCCAGTATTTCCACCACCTGGCCCATTATTAAATGTCATCTTATAAATAATAGCTGAAGTAGTATTAGGTGCATCAAGCACCTCCATAGTTGCAGTATTGAGTTCATTTATATCTCTATGTGAACCACCAGAGTGAGTTGGAGTTCTATTTCCTGTTACAGTTGGTGCTGAAATTATAGAATAAGAACCACCATTAATACTTCTTTCAATTTGACAATGACTATCGTTTCCCCAATGTGTAACCATAAATCTAACTAAAATTTTATTTGAAGTTGAGCTTGGTGTTAAAGTTACACTTAATCCAGTAATATCTAAACGTGTTCCTCCACTAAAACTTTGAGTATCAGTTTTAGTAGCTGATTTAACTTGTACTAATCCACCAGATACATCTCCCCACGAAGGATTTGCACCAGTACCATTTGTGATTAATGCTTGACCACTTGTTCCTGCACCAAGTCTAGCGATTGCACCACCATTGTTATAGTAGATGTCACCTTGTGCTGTACTTGCGATTGATAATAAGTCTGCATCAGTACCTTTTTGAGACATTTGTTCAAAGTAAGCTGTATCAGTTGGAAGGTTTCCTGTACTTGCTTGTATACAAATGTATGACGAACCATTGTACGATACGACATCATCT